GAGGAATAGAATTATATGCAAAAAATGCAGGTGTGAGTTAGAAACAAGACACAGTAGAAGTATAAAATTATGTGAGGAACACGAACTTGACTAAAAGATTAACCTGTCCTAAATGTGGCTGTGATAACCATTTTGGAAATCTTAAATGTAAGGATTGTTCAACTGAACTATGAGGCAAGAAAGTAATGCCTAGAGGCAAACAAAGTGGAATAGCCTATGGTCAAAAAAAGCAGTATGGTCAATCAGATACAGCCCAACTTATAGCAATAGCCTCATACCTAAGAAAAAAATACAAGGTTAAAGTAAAGCGTGAAGCATATCTTATATTCAATATTAACAATAGATTAATCAAGATTAAGGAATATGTAACAAAGGCTGACCTTAATGATTGTAGTGTAAAGAATCCTGACTTATTATGGATTGACAAATACGGTATGTGGATAGTAGAGGTTGATGGAGCAGTACATGACAGGAAGGTAGAAAAAACAAATCAAAGAAATGAGTTATTTAGAAGTAATAATATTAAACTCATAGTGGTTAATTTAGCAAATTGTAAGGAGTTAAAGTTAGATATTTATGAGTACATTAATAGTGAGATATTGAGGCTAATAAAAAATGAGTAAGGGATTATGTAATGTATGTTTTTCGTCAAATGTAATAGTTACTTTAGTTGATGGTTCAGCAATTTGTGATAGTTGTATAGCAAATCGATCATCATAGAACTAGATAAAAAAGATACTATTGTCCATTGGGAAAACTTATCTGACATTCATATTGGAAACACCAATTTTAATGAGGATTTATTTGAAAGAAGGGTTAAGGATATTCTAGATGATCCTTATAGATTCACATCTTTTGGTGGTGATCAGCTTGATTTAATACTGCCAGGTGATCCAAGATTCAAAGATGAGGCAGTAGGACTAAGGACACTAGCAGAACAACAAGATGAATTTGACGAGAGGTGTAGTGAGTTATTTGATGAACAAGACTACTATACAAAGAACTATGGTATGGAAAAAATATGGTATCTACAATGGGGAAACCACGAATACAAGTCAAGAGTAGTCACAGAGGGTGATATGAAAAGATATTGTAAGTATAACAATATGACATTCTTAGGAAGTAAAGCATTTCTTAGGTTAGATATAAGATATAAAGGAAAGAGTATGATGAAGAAAACATTGTTTGTAAATCATGGAGCAGGGGGTGGTGGAACGTTACGAGCATTGGAAAATCTTACAGTAAATTGTGAAGCAGATATTTATCAAATGGGTCACTTACATGATCCAATGGGTATCAAACGTGACACTTTTTTCTACAATGATAAGAAAAATTCATGGGATTCAAAGGAACAAATCCTAGTAAATTCAGGTTGCTTCACATCAGCAGTTAGGAATAACGTTGACCAATGGTTTGAACAAAAGGGGAATAAACTCCAAACTTCAAAGCCTGGAACATGGACAGTATCTTTTGACGCCTATAATAACAAGGTGAGCCAACATGGTTAGAATTGACCATGATGTAGGAATCTATGAGGAACACTATGCAAGTATTCTAAAGTGGTATAATCTAGCCTTCAAAGATAAACACCCATCAAAGGCAGATGAGAAAACCTTCAATCTTTTTAGGGTAATTTATTATGATATAGTGAGGGAAAACAAGGAGGAATACGATACAGATGATTGACTTAGATGATACCGTTTATTTAATCAGTTTAGTTACAAAAGATGAAAAATTAACAAGTATAGAATTAGAACATTTATTCAATATGCTAGTAATACTATATGATGAGTTTTCCAAATCAACCTGATTTTCCTGATTGGTGGGATAATTCTGACGACTATGAAGATGAGGACTAGGCTTATATTACAGTTATTTGATTAGTACAGTATGAGTAAAAACGTTTTGGAGAACAAAGTTGCAAAACTAGCCACCCTAATTTTAAAAGATGGGGATAGATTTTGTGGCAAACTAAGTCAAAAAAGAACATCAGCAATTATGGAAGCAGTTGAATCCATTGGATTTAACATTGGAAAACATACATTTGATCATTCTGATCAAGTTGAATCAAGACCTGAAATAACAGTAAGTGAAGTTGTTGAATGGGTAAATTCCAATAAAAAATACCTTGTTGAACTTAGAAAACAAATAATTCAACACCAAGAACAAGAAGCAAAAATGGAAGCAGAAATAGCACAAGAAATGTATGAAAATGAATCAGAAGGAAATTTCATCAACATGGAAACAGGAGAGGGATTTTAATGACCTTTGAGCAATTTCTTACAATAGCAGAAGCACAGATTAGAACAATAAATGAAATCATGGAGATTGAAGAATAATGACAGATTTTGACGCAACACCATTCTTTCGTGTTAGACTTCATATTGGTGAAGCAAGTACACAAAAAGACAAAGGGAAATTAGTCAGGGATATAACAGTTGAATATGGAAATCAGGACATTAAGAAAGTTATCAAAGACAAATCAGATATTGGAAACTTTGAAGAAAAAGAAATCCAACAACATATATTTGATATTTGGGATAAGGTAACAGCAGAGGGGAAAACTCGTGGTAAAATCTTTATTGACGAAGATACAGTTGATTAATCTTCGTTAGCTCCACAACAAGGACAAGTTAATCTGCCAACAAATATTTCTTTCATTGTTTCTTTGCAAATTATACACTTTTCCTTATCATGTATTGTAAATATTTGACTCATTTCCTAATTAATTATAAGTTGTTATCATATTTAAGGTTGTTGCATTAACCTTATTAGTTACCATTTAAATACAAACTTGTGTCAGATTCAGAATTTTTATTAAATCAATGGCATGAAACGTTAAAACAGTTTAGAGATGATTATGAGAAATGGGAAAAGCATACACTCAAAGATTATTTAGAAAAGTGTGCAGAAATTGTTAGTAATCAAATTAAATATAAAATGATTGACATTAAAGTAAATGGAATTAGTTCTTATCTATATGCTCAATTAAACAAAGAAGGTATAAGCGTAAGTGATCGACACATACGCAGAAGCCTTCCTGATAATTACAAACAGAACTATAATAAAACGGACAACGTGTCCGAATTAGAGAAACAGAATTGGAGATTAATAGAAACTAATGATCCATCTATAACAATAGAGAAAAATCAATTTAATGACATTAAGATTAATGGTGTGGAACAAAGGGCAAAAGAAACTAAAAAAGAGAATACTGTGCCAAAACCATTAAAACCCAAATTGAATAAAGATACAAGAGAATTAATTTATCTCAAATCATGTAGCAAACTAGCAAACAAATTCCATCTAACCTTTGAAACTCTGATAGATAGATACAACAAATCTGATGAAGTTCAGGAAATCATTGATAATGAGATAGGTAACGTGGAATTAAAGCTAGGTGAATATGCAAAGATGTGGGCTAACATAGAAAACTCAAAAGGCATGATAGATTTAAGGCGTGACTTTGGTGAGTATGAAAAAATCATGGGAACATTTTGTATTGAAACAGGTGAAACTATTGCCAGAATTGCACAACTCATGGACTATTCAGAGAAATATGGGTCAATAGGATTATTGCGTGAACCAAAAGTAAGAGAATTTTTTGAATCAGAAGATAATTATCCATTATACTTGCGTTCATGCCCTAAATGTTTCACAGATATTAGTCACGATATGAATTATAATATAGCCTTGTATCGTGCTTCAAAGGAATTAACCATAGATATTCCTATTATCAAATACAATTAATATTCATATATAGTAGCAAATTAGGAAATTGTTAATGTCTAGTGGAAATTTAAGATACTATGGCTTAGGAGCTTTGACAGGATTGACAGCTTTAGGTTGGATTCTTGACAAAATATCTCCAGAAGTCACAACAGCAGTTTTTGTAGCACTTGGAGCCATCATCACAGCCGATTATGCTAAACACAAAAACGACACAAATGCCTAAACATACTTTTTAGGTAACTTTTATTTTTTTTATTATGAACCACCCCGATTGTATTATTGCACAAAATGAAGTCAATGGCAAAGTGGAATTTGTATCAGAACAAACAGAATGGAAATACAAGTGGGAAAAAGATATACTAACTTATGATGTAGAATACCATGACTCATTAAAATTAATATCCAAACGAAAATTAAAACGAGCAATCAATCTAGCAATATCCACATGGAACTTTGAGATACCGTTGAAATTCAAATCGGCATGGAAAACCAAAGCAGATATTGAGATAAGATTCAGAACAAAAGATGAGGATAAGTATTTCAAAGATAGACCATCTGTTCTAGCATACGCATATTTCCCAGGTCAAGGTAGTGTATCAGGACAGGTAGTGTTTAATGCTTCATACATTTGGGATCTAAAAGGGAGGGGTATCAAGGGAAAAGACGCCATCAAAAAAGGTCTAGTAGAGAATGTATCATATCCAGATAACATATTAAAGACATATAATTTGTATGCTGTACTTATCCATGAACTAGGTCACACGTTAGGGTTAAAACATGATGTTTCAGGTGCTAAATATGGAAGTGATATAATGGATCCATATTATTCTGTTGATAATTTGGATTTATCTGATAGGGATATCCTAAGAGTCAGAGTCAAGTATGGTCAAAGGGTTTGGGATAGATTTAGTTTCTACTATATTGTCAAGCGTTGGCTATGGTTAGCCATTAGGCGTTGAATTTCATATACATTATTTCATCTTTAATCATATTAACAATTTATTTAATGTACTATGCCACTAAATAGAGATCAAAAACTCTATACAGAGGATCAGGTATGGCAGTTTGTAACCAAAGCTATCACTAGAACACTATATGACGCAATAGCAACACATGAGGCACATGGGGAACATAGTATTGAAGTTGGTTGGTTAAGGGATTATACGGATAATATTGCAATAACTTTTCCACGAATTGATCCTGACGAATAGATATGTTTATGTGTAACCTAATAAGGGATTATATGTGGTAAAAGAAATTGCTATTTCAAGTGTTATTGTCAATGATATTAAGTTTGATAAGACTAATCCAAATGAATTATCTAATGAGCAAGAAAAAGCCCTAGAATTAACAATGGAAAAATTTGGGTTTTTAGCTCCTGTAATATTAAACAAAAAATTAGCAGTTATTGATGGTGAGCATAGAGTTAAAATTTATAAAAAATTAGGGAAAAAGAAAATTCCTGCCTATGTTATTGATGTTGATAAGATTGATTTAAAAATATTAAGACAGTTAATGAACAAACTAAGGGGTGAGCATAATAAAGAAAAAGACCATGATGAGTTTAAGTTAATTTTTGACGCAAACAGAATGGACAGTTTTGCTGAATTATTAGGTAAACCATTAGAAAAATTTGAAAGTGTATTAAATAATAGTATAGATGAAATCCCTGAAACCAATAACAAGATATCTGTTTCAGATGATGTTTTTCATAGATGTATAGTTGGTGATTGTGAACATGGTCAAAAAGAAAATAGATTATAATGACGTATGGACATTCAAGTCCAAGAATATAGCAGAACATTTTGATGATCATGTATCACAATCGGTTCCACTATACAATGAAGTGCAACGAATGACATTAGAATTGTCTAATTATTTTCTAAGAAACAATGATACAGTTATTGACATTGGGGTATCTACTGGAACAACCCTTAAAAATATTCATAACAGTTCTCCTAGAAAAAACTTAAAATTTATTGGTATAGATGAATCGGAAGAAATGTTAGATGTTGCCAAGAAAAATTTAGAGGATATAGATAATGTAAAATTAATTAATACCGACCTTAATCATGGATTAGATAGTTTATCACTATCTGGAAATACTGTCAGTTTATGTATATCATTATTTACACTTCAATTCATTAACTTAGAAAATCGTGAACTGTTACTTAGAAATATTTATCGAGGTTTACGTCAAGGGGGAGCATTAATTATGGTAGAAAAAATAGTTGGTTCTGACGCCCAATTTAATGAGATAATGATTGACTTGTATCAAGATATGAAAATCAGAAATGGCTTAAATCCTATTGATAATCAAAAGAAATCAAAGAGTTTACGAGGAATTATGACTCCAATATCATTAGATGAAAATAAATCATTATTAAGAAAGTGTGGATTTTACTGTAATGACATAATTTTTAAATGGTATAATTTTGCAGGATTCATAGCAATTAAATGACCAAGATTGATAAAATTATGGAAGCACTTATAGAAAAAGAAGTGCCTGATAAGGAAGTTGCAGTATTATTATCAGGTGGTGTAGATAGTTTAAGTGTGGCATTTTCAGCTCATAGACTTGGTAAAAAGGTTCATGCCTATACATTTCATTTGGAAAATCAACCTACTTATGATTCAGATAAAGCCAAAGAAACTGCTGACACTTTTGGGTGGGATATAGATACAATTATTGTTCCTACTGATAATTTACATGATGATTTTTTCACATTATTAAACAAGTACAAGTGTAGGAAAAAGACGAATTTCGAGTGTGCATTTCCTTTTATCTATGTTTATCCAAAAATAAAAGAAAAATATGTATTGACAGGCATGGGGTTTGATGATTTTTATGGACTAACTAAACGTTGTGCTATTCATTTTAAGACACCTAAAAGCAAATTTGACGAATATCGTTTAAAGACACATTATCAACCTAATAATGATGGTATGGATCAACATCTATACTTATGTCAGGAATATAATAAAATCTTAGTATCAATAGGTATGAAACATAAGGAAATAGTTAATTTTTTTATGAAATTTGATTGGTATGGTGTAAATAAACCATTTCAAAAACATCATGTTAGGACAGCGTATTCTAAAGAATTTGCAAAAATAGGTAAGGTAAAACAACATTCCAATTTGCAGTTAGTGGCAAATATACCCACATTATTTGAAACATTATTATCTAATAAAAAAATTAATTTTAAGAGTCGTACAAGAATAATGGATATTTGCAGGGATTGGAACACAATATGGTAACAGTTGTATCAACCTTTTCAGGTGTAGGTGGATCAAGTTTGGGTTACAAATTAGCAGGGTGTAAGGTATTAGCCTCATTGGAATTTATTGAGGAAGCAAGAATTTGTTACAGGGTAAATTTTCCAGGCACACCAATAATTGAAAAAGATATCAGAGATGTAACAGGCAAAGAGATACTTGATTTAATTGGACTAAAAAAAGGCGAGTTGGATATCCTTGATGGATCACCTCCTTGTGCTAGTTTTTCTATGGCAGGTAAAAGGGAAAGGTCATGGGGTAAGGTTAAATCATATTCAAGTACGGAGCAAAGAGTTGATGATTTATTTGATGAGCAGATAAGATTAATATCTGAAATTAAACCTAAAGCAATAGTTTTAGAAAATGTTAAAGGTATGACGTTAGGTGTGGCAAAAGAACTGCTAACAAACTATCTGATTAAATTACAAAAAATAGGTTATAATCTAAATGTTGAAGTGCTTAATGCACAGTATTTTGAAACAGCAACAAGCAGGGAAAGATTAATCATAATAGGTATAAGAAAAGATTTGAATAAACTACCATCACACCCAAAACCATTCTGTAAGCCTATAACATTTCAGGAAGCAACAAAAAATATTACAGTAATAGAAGCAGAAAAAGAAAAACTAAAAGTAACAAGTAAAAGGGTTCTATATTATCTAAATTATACTAAACAGGGTGAACAATGTTGTAAGTATAATCAAAACAATAGTTATTTTTCACACCGTAGAGCCTCAATGACAAAGCCATGTCCTACTATAACAACATCAGTTGATATTTATCACCCCTTAGAAAACAGGACATTGACTATCAAAGAACTTAAAGCAATATCCAGTTTTCCAGAGGATTTTAAAATATTAGGAACATATACACAACAATATGAGAGAATAGGGAGAGCAGTTCCACCCAATTTAATGAAGCATATTGCTAAACATTTAGTCAAAATACTTGAATCTTAAGGGTATATATAGCAGATTTTGCTAATAAATATATGAAAAACGTAATATTCCCAGATGAAGCAATCACTTGTGAGTGTGGATTCGAAGGTAATTTAAAACAAATGACCAAGCACTTTAAAAAAACTTGGGATTATGTTTCAAGAGCAGATAGTGTTGACTTACACAATTCCCCTGGAATAAACAAAAACGGTCACTCAAGGGTTGAATTATTATGAATAGTCCAGTAGAGTATCTAAAAAGCGTTGGAATAGATATATTCCTACAAGGTCATAATTCCTACAAACTAGCCTCAACAGGTTATATGGATTTGACAGTAGAAACATGGCAAGGTGGTGACACAGTAACTTTTGTATCAATGTGTCACTATGGAGAACAAAACGGTGATTACATGAAAGATCCAGATATTTTATTCAAACTGGAACAAGAAATCATTACATACAAAGAAATCCAAATGGATTACACAGCGTATTATTCAGAGAATCACGCAGAAATCAAAGAGTTTATGGAAAATACTTGGGTTCCAAACCTAGTAATGCAAGGTCATAAAGTCTATGAAAAGGATATTGAAGCATAATGAGTTGGAAAAAATTAACTGAGGTAGGAAAACAAGCCAAATTAAGGCGTTTTAGCAGAACAAATTATTTCTGCTCCAACTGCTACAAAACATATACAGAGGTATATGACTACAAACTAAAAAAAGTTGTAGAGGGCAAAGTGCCTGAAAAATGCGTAAAATGTCAATGGTTGACAAGGATTCATGTGAAAGTTGTCTAAAATCCTTTTTTATGAAGAAGAATGTCCAGAGTACGTTTTTGAATGGTATGATACCACACATGGCGTAAATGTATATTGGAAAAAAGAATATGAGAATGATGAAAAACTAACAGTTGACTATTTCTCATTTGATTTTGACCTTGACAAAGTATCATATCAAAGAGTAAAAGAACATATTCAAGACAAAGTAAAGGAATACAACCAATGACAATGCACATCTGTGAACAATGCGTTGGTAGATATGACTGTGGAAATGGAAATCCATGTGCTAGTCATGGCGAACAAATATGGTGTTCAGATGAATGTAAGGAGGCATGGTTTGAAGAAATATTCCAAGCAAATCTAAAGGAGGGATTAAAGAATTGAATCAACTAACCATAGGTGGATTTGATATTGAAGTACACAAACATGAGTACATATCAATCCAACTAGATTCTTTTGAAATAATTATAGACAACACAACAGGTGAAGAAATAATAGACATAATCAGGAAGGAAGAAAAAGAATGAGTGACCATAATTGTAGAACCTGTGGAGGAAGATTTGATTGTGGGTATGGTGATCCATGTAGTAGTAAATGGCAAAGAATAGATTGTCCACTATGCCTAGCAGATTATATCAAAATGGGTAGAATAGAGGATTTATTATGAGTAGCCTACCACCTGGCATAACAGATAGTATGTTAGAAGGTAGTGATGATCCATGTGGAAGATGTGGTCATGTATGGTCAGAACACTTAGAGGAGGAGGATTATGTTTATAATTCCTATGGTGAAGTAGTCACAGCCTGTAATAATAAATATTGTGATGGCTGTGAGGGTTATTTGGAAGGGGAATATGAGCCAGAAGTGTTCCAAGAGTATGATTAATTAGTTACTTAATGATAGAAAAACTATCAATTTGTTACCAATGAATGATACAGAGACACTTGTAATGCAATCTGTTCGTATGAGATTAAGGGGTAAAGAGGCTATTGCATACATTCAAGCTCATGGTGTAACGATAAGCCTTCAACATTATTATAAAGTTAAAGGTAAATTAGATAAAGAAAAACTAAGTAGATTACATGAAATAGGAAAGTATGGATTTGTTGACCAACATCTTGAACGTATAGACAACTTGGAAACAGTTCAAGAACTATTATGGAAAAATTATTGGAAGGTTCATTTGAATAGACCTGATTCTGCTCTTAGAATACTTAGAGAAATTAGAGAAATACAGCCTTACCTATCGGCTTATTACGAAGCAACTAAACACATAATACAGAAGGACAATGGACAAGGAAGTATCAATTTATCCAGTTTGGGAACAACAGCAGAAAGAACTTGAGGAGGAATTTGTTGATTTCCCAGAGTATAGGGGATTAACTTTTCAAGAGTTTTGGGAAGCACTACCAAACAAATTAGAATACTTTGACTATGAGGAGGAATTAACATCTATACTAGAAACTAATAAGAAACTATGGGTGAAAAAGGCGACAGGTCTTGGAATTACCGAGTGGACAATTCGTTGGATAGCCTGGAACTGTCTTAAAGATGATTTATGGAAAGATACCCAAGTTGATGTTACAGGGGTAATAATTACAGGAGCAAACCAAGACCTAACAAACAAGGTAGTTGGTAGAATGAAGTCATTATTTAATCACGAATTTAAGACAAAGGAATCAGTTTGTATATTGAACGGTTGTAGGATTGAGGCATTTCCAACTAACCACTTGTCACCTGCCAGAGGACTTAACCCAAAGATAGTAATGCTTGATGAGGCAGATTTCTTCCCGAACAGATACCAAGATGAAGCTCGCACAGTAGCAGAAAGATACATACCAAAGACCAACCCACATATCTTACTCATATCAACACCCAACTTGCCAGGGGGATTGTTTGAGAGAATGGAAGATGAAACTGACAATGGTTATGTAATGAAGCAGATGGATTATACAATAGGATTAAACAAAGTATTCAAGCCAGAGGATATAGAGACAGCAAAGAAATCTCCAAGTTTTGAACGTGAGTACAATCTCAAGTATGGATTTGGTAGTGGTGATATCTTTGAGGGTATTGAAGGTATTATAGAAGAATATGATTTGAATGTAATAGGTGGAAGGGGTGGCTGTTATGGTGATCCTGCTTTTGGCTCGTCAAACTTTGGTGTACTAGGGGGGGAAATAAGAGATAATTTATTGTATGTAACGGAAGCAAATGAATTTCCAAGACCAAGCCCAAGTGCCATGTTAGATGTAATTGAAGAAATGGCTCACAGATATAATGACAACTGTAAGATAGATTCAGCACACCCTGGATTTATTCGTGACCTAGAGGAAAGAGGAATCCCTGCTTTACCTATCAACTTTGGACTTCAAATAAGGGATCACGAATCAGCCAATATGCAATCGTTAAGAAGTAAAATGACAATCAACGCCTCCCAGATGGTCAAGAATGGTAAAGTGAGAATACACCCAAATCATACTAAACTATTGGCACAGATGAGATCAGCACAGTTTGATGGAAAAGGAGGTATAGACAAGTCAGAACTAAACGCAGATGTGTTAGATTGCTTTATCATGTGCTGTTGGGATTTGAAAGAGTTTGATTATGGTCACTATGATATCATGTCAGATAGGCTAGTCAAGCAAGATGAAACCGAAAAACCTAAAAGCAAGGGTGGAATATCAATAAATACTGAGGTATTTGAATGAGTAACATTATGACTAATGATGAGAAGCTTCAAGAGTTTATAGTTAAAGCCACAGGCAAGACCATAGGAAGAAACAGCAAACAAACACTAGCTACATTATTTGCCAATTCATACGCTGAATATGTTAAAGCGTTTAAACAATTAAAACAAGGTTATGATTTATTCAAAGAACAAGAAGCTATTATTAACAAGATTAAAGAGGAATCAAAAGACCTTGATATGTTACCGACTTCTGTAATTAATAAGATAATCAATGACAAGAACGATTAGACGCAGAAATAGCAAACACCCTACTAGAGATGGCAATCATAATCCAGTATGTGTAGATGAAAATTGTGATGATTGTAAATGAAACTAACTAAAGACAGATTCACCAACTGGGAAGATATAGATGAGGATTATGACATTCTATTAGATGATGAATTAATCATAAGTATAAAACCAGAAGAAAGGAGTAGGGATATAGCAGATTATATCTTAGGTATGCAACGTAAA